GAACTTTTTTATAGTTAACCCAGAGATCAACTGTGTTTATCATCATAAGTTAGTATAGCATATATTACAAAACTCACTGCTACTACGAGAATGAATACCATAATATTTACGCTATGTACTACGTTCACTTCTTAAACACCCCTAGTTTTGCTAAAACGTAAACTCCTAAGATTGTCCAAAAAACTATTTCTAATCCAATATTATTCATATCACTCCTTAAAATACTCTTCTATTATATCAATACGTTCTTGTTCTCTAGCAATTATATCAATTTGATCTTGAATTGCACCAAGAACATCAGGATGTTCTCCAATACCTACAGGATTTTTAAGATAAACTTCTATGTTCATCTTTGATTTTTTTATAGTACCGACAGATAGCGCTTTGAGTGCTTCTAGGATTTCTCTTCTCATTGTATTTTCTCGGAGTATACTTAATAGTGTAGCATTGATACTAGTCAAAATCAATACCTACCTCATCTCCTTGATCTCTATCTAGATCTGGTAGATGTGGTTCAACCCAATGATCTTTGTTATCAATGCCTGCAGCATCAACATATCTCATAATGTGTTGATCAATTTGTCTATAAAGGTCATGAAGGTTTAGATCCATTCTAACATCATGAGCAATTTCTGATACCTGTTGTTCTGTAAGGCAGTGATCAGGATGTAATAGATCACAACAAGGTATTCTTTTTTCAATCAACTCGTTAAGGTTGATATTAATTTCGTAGTCTTGATGTACAGTCATTTTCTTACTATTAAAGTATTGTCTTCGTCATCATCGTCTTCAGCTCTGAAAACTAATAACTCAGTTCCGTTATCAACCTCAGACATTTCTGGGTGTACAGTTCTTTTAATTGGTTTGTTCATTGTCTCAAACGTGTAAGTCATGGACTTCCACATAAAAGCAAAAGCAGCACCTGCAGTTAAAGCAAATCCTATACCATAAATGAATACTATCAAATCATTCATAGTAATCATCCAACTCACGGATGTCATCCTCTTCAGTCCATCCTTCTCTTGTTTTATCAACAAGACCCTCCTTCTTTAATTTTTTGTAATTGTAACAACTACCAAGAGGGGCAATTTTAGGTTCAGTCATATCATCTCAATGCATTAACTTTCTCTACTATCTTATCTATAATGTCTATATCAATCCCCATAAATGGTGGTACTATTCCAAGCAAACGTAGTGTTCCATCTAAAAATAATGCTAGACAAGTAAACCCTAATATCATACTAATAACAGTAGCATCTCTATTGTGCTTCTTCATTGACGCTTCATCAATGCGTCTTGCTTCTTCTAAAGTTTCTTTGAGTAATTGTTCTACTTCGTCTTTAGTATAAAAACTTCCTAGACCTGGAATTTTTAAATGCGCTTTAGGAAGTTTAAACTCCTTCATCGCATCTGATATTGGTAAATTAGTCATGTTTGTGTGCTATCCCTAACTCGTGCATTCTAGCATGCTCTTTAATTTCGTCTTTAAGTCCTTTTCTTCCAGAACCAAAAGTCATGTAAATTCCATACGCAGTCAAAGCAAATACAACTAGACCGAAAAATACAGCAAATGCTGCTCCTTGACCTAAGTGTCCATGAGGAATGATGTATGCCTTACAGGTTTCTGGATCAAATTTTTGCCATGTACCTGGTAAAGTGTATACTGGTGGGCAAGATGCTAAAAAATTAATCATGAGTCTACTGAGTATTGATCATTATATATTTTAAGTTTGCTTATTAGATCATCGTACTGCTCCCACATCCATTCGCTGCTAGTTTGATCTTTGTAAACTTCACAAGCTGTTATTAGACGGAGTATATCATTAGTGTTAAGACGCATTTAAAACAAAACTTTCTTTAATTATAGTCAATGAAATACATTATGTCAAATCTGTTAGCAATTCCACTTACGAAGTGACTTATTAATTCTTGAATCTGGATCCCTTGCTGTTTTTGCAGAAGTTAATTTCTTTTTCATACCCTTCATTCTCGCACAAAAACTCGCTCTACGAGGGTTTCCAACTTTTTTTGTAGGTGCCTTAAGGTCGCTTCCTGGATTCTCTCTCTCGTAGCTCTTTCGCCCTTTTTCATTCAAACCTCCAGATTTATTTTTACCTGCCTTTTTAGTCCATGCAGCTTCAGTTAAGTTTTTGATATCTGAGTACGACTTCATGATAACACAGTATTTTAATTATTTATCATTTAACTTACTTATATTTCTATCCATACCTCCATGCATGTTCTCCCATTCTTTATAAGGAGACTTATGTAAATTCATTGCTGCACATACACGTCTACCTTCTGTTGGTTTGACTCGGTGTTCTAAAATACCAGGGAACATCACAAGCATTCCTTCTTCTGGTTGTAGATTTAGTCTATCTTCAAAACATAAGGGTGATGCATTTTCCTCTACTTCTATGTAATAAACTGCTGCCCAGTCTGCAGGATAATGCCCATGTTTTCTAGCGTGATTCCCTTTGCTATATTCTGCAATCCAAAAGTTATCAACCAAAAATGGAATTTGCAAATCATTCTGATAGTAACTAGATAATTTTTTTGCTACATCTAAAGAATAATTAAGAAGTTCACTTACAATAGGTTCTGGACATTCTACATGCATATCAAAACTACTTCTCCAATCTGTTTTTAGATTAGACATTTTAGTTCCAATATACTTATGCCTATGTCTTTCAACATATTCTTTTAATTCTTGATTAATTCTTTTAAAATCAGGAACTGTAACCGTAAATACAGGACAAGGTTTATCTACCTTTTGAATTTTAATTGCTTGTCTTCCTGGATTATCTAAACTACGACTGACGTTTCTAATATATGACGGTACATTATTCATTTTCTAATCCACCTTGGTAAATAAAAAATCATAAAAGATAGTGTCCAATATGTTAATAAAGCGATTACGTGTAATATCCTGTTGGAATTAACTATCAAACCAATAGTAACCAATCCCATCCAAGTATAATCTAATGTCCCATGAAATCTATACCATGTATTCTCACCATATTTTTTGATAAATCTATTTCTTTGTCGAGCACACCATGGTGATACGTGTCTCATCATAACAAAACCTTCGTTAAAAAACATAACGAAGAATCCAATCCAAAAAATCATTGTTTCATCCAATCAAGAACTTCATTTGGTAATTTACCCACTCTAGGGTCAGAATCCTTTACTGTGTGAGGATCCATTTCACCCTTGGGTAGATAAGTAAGTTCACGCAATGCTCTAACTGAGGGATCAGTTGTAACATTAGTGGGAAGTCGTCCAAGAGCGACATTATCATAGTTAAGTTGATGCCTGTCAAATACTGATAATTCATATTCCTCCGTCATGGATAGACAGTTAGTCGGGCAATACTCTACGCAGTTACCGCAGAATATACATGCTCCAAAGTCTATCGAATAATTTCTTAATTCTTTTTTCTTTGTTTGTTTGTTCATCACCCAGTCAACGACTGGTAGATTAATAGGACATACTCTTACACATACCTCGCATGCTATACACTTATCAAATTCGTAGTGTATGCGTCCTCGATATCTTTCAGATGGTATGAGTTTCTCATAAGGATACTGTACTGTTACTGGTCTCCTTCCCATATGGGAAAGAGTAACAGAAAAACCTTGTAGAAGGTATTTAGCTGCGTCCCTGATCTCTTTCAGATATGCGAGTACTCTTATCATACCATCATCATAGCATGTTGTAGTTCTTTTGCGTGGTTGAGTTCGTCCTGTGCGATCTCTTGTATCTTTTGATCCTCTGGATGGTATGCTGCATACTTAACGTAAGTTTCATATGCATGCTTCTCTATCTTCATATTAATATCGTAAGCATTAATAGGATCAGCAAGATAATACCCAACCATAATCCAATAGTATATCAGAACAAGATGTTTTGCTAAAAATCTATCAATCCAATATTCATTACCTCCACGTTTCTCCATTTCTTCCAAATGTTCAGTTTCATTAAGTGCCTGATAGAAATGTTCTTTCATAAGGTAAGTATGGTCTTCACCTCTTAAACCTAATGACTCACGAAAATGTAATACACTAATAAAAGAGAA